TTCCGCAAGTTTGACAACATCCTGGAATACAAGTGCAAGATGTTGGGTGTTCCTTTTCGCCACGTGTTCGCCGCGTATTCATCTATGATTTGCCACGAATGCGGAGAGCTTGTGGAACGAGACGACCGGAAAGTTACTTGTACCCATTGCGGTTACGTTGGTCATTCTGACGACAGCGCAGCCGTGAATATAGCGCGGCGAGCATTGTACAAAAAGGCCGCGTGGGAAGGGAAAGGCGGGTATCGTGCCTTTCATCGTGCTTTCGCAAATGTAGGCACTTTTCAAACAAAATAACGTTTGCGCAGGGTACAGTCACATACCCTGACCCTGGGGCCATCGTGTATGAGTTCTGCGATAATCCACAGAACCTTGCGACGCTTTGGGCAAACTCCATACTTTGTATGGGCTGGGTTGCAATGCGCAAAAAGCAGACCGGTAGAATGTGACTGTTGGACTTGGAGTGATGCATGAGATTCATTCTACTCTAGGGAATAGAAACGAGTTTAAGCTCATCTACAATCCTCTCCTAGTCAGCAACACAGATGACTTGCACCATCCTCCATGTGTGCTGATTGGAACCGACGACGATAATTTTTGTATCGTCTATTCCATATGGAGAAAGGTCTTCGAGGGTGCATCGCCAATGATTGTCATGAGTTGGGAAGAGGCAGAGATGGCGAGCATGCTGAGTGTGGCTTATCTGAAGACTGTGAAAAAGTTTCTCGACGATTCTGAGGAAATGTGTGAGAGGGCAGACGTGAAAGCGGGGCGGGTTCTCTCGTTTTTGGGGATGGTAACTTCGCAGTGACTTGGCAGGGTCGCTGGATTCAACTACTGGGAACGGATGGCGATCCGTTTGTCTGTCCATACGAGGGCTGCAATCATACGTGGTTTCTCAAAGAGGCTGCCGGTCGTTTACTGGATGGTCAATTTGTGACTTTCGTCAGGTGTCCAAAGGAACACGCGAGTTATTATTTTAGGGAGGAAGACAAAGTGAGTGAAGAGTATTTGCGAAACCCCATCTTTGACGGTGGTTGGCATAACCAGGGTGGGGTCGGGGAACTGTACATTCCTGACCTGTGGACGCTTGCCTGGTGGACAAAAGAGAAGGGTCAAGTGCCAGATTACGTGGCCCCATTTGAAGATAGCCAATTGCCTTACATCGCTCGGCCGGAAGTGGCTATGCTTTCCAAGAGCAAGCCAAACGAGGCGCGTCTTGTCCTTCATGCTAAGGCCGTCAAAGGCTTTTTGCGTTTCCATTCTCATGTCTCTGTTCTTTGGCAACGTACTGAGGTAGTGCAAGGTGCACAACTTGAGGCCAGCGCAATATGGCAGGCGTGGTGTTCCAAGAAAGACAACGTAAACATCTCCGAGGGTGCGCTTAATGCGGCCATCGGCATCGGCACTGAGGGAGGGACTAACCCCTGGTCTGACAAAATTATCTGGTCAGACTGGCAATGGGGTCAACCGGAATGGAGAGAACTGAAAGTCCAGGCCATAGCAAAGAAAAGTCACGTCACGGTTTTCCTCAAGTTTTGGGGGAAATGGGCCAGCGACTCTCATTCAGACTGGTATCTTGGGGAGACCAGCCTGCACCTGGTTGGTGAACAACCTGGCCCTGGGCCAGAACCCCCGACGCCACCATCGCCTGTTGACTGTCTTGCGTTACGAGCTGCGCAAATGCTCTTAGACGCGAGAATCGCAGGCTTGGACGCGCAACTCAACGCGCTCAGGGTATATCGAGAACAGCTGGACAGTGTGGAATAGCCACGTTTCCACAGAGATTAGCTAATTTGAGTTAGCATAATTGAAAGTTCCTTAATGTTAGGGAGGTGAAATGACACCAAGAGACTTGGTATGGTTTGTGGGAGGCGCGGTTGGTGTGCTTTTTGTAACTGCAATCAACCTGGGAGTGTGGTTCTGGCTATTGAGGAAAAAGGATGGTATGATTGTGACCGACCGGCTTCACTCTCTTCCCGACGTGGATGATGCAAATGTCGCCAGGTGGAGCACGGCCACGACAGATGAGAAATAGCTATGGCAGATGAAACACAAAAAGAGTCACAAAAACGCACATCTGAGCAGCTAGATGCAGTTCTGGCGCAACTTTCTACAGATCAGGTCAGGTTTGTTGTAGCGAGGCAGGAATGTTCGACTGATACCGAAGCGGCTAAGGCGATTGGTATCAAGCGGTATACTGTCTACCACTGGCCGGATATTGTCAGGGAGGCTGTTCGTCTCATGGCCCAAGACGGCTTGACGACAGCACTGCACGTCCGGCGAAGGAACTTGGCGAAGGCGATGTTGGTCAAAGCCGAGGGTCTTGATAGTGACGATGAGCGGATCCGTCAGGGGGTGGCAACCGAGATCGTTGAGTGGGAGATGGGCAAGGCAACGCAAAAGCAGGAAGTCAGCGGATCGGTTGAACATTCGATAACCGTCGGGGGGATAGACCTTGGCGGGATATAGAATCCGGCAGGGCCAGCCCGGGCAATCGAACTTCACGTTCTATGGTGGGGCTGCGGACTTTGTGCAATATCGAGGATCGGAGTCTTTGATACACGGCCCGGCCGAGACGGGAAAAAGTCTGGCCTCTTTATTCTACCTTCATGTTTGCGCCTGCAAGTATCCTGGTGCATCCATCGTTCTCATGCGCAAGACGCTGGCGAGTACTTACAGCACCATCTTGCAGACGTTTACAGAGAAAGTGCTAGGGCCTGACCGCGACGCGTGGCCATGTACAGCATACGGGGGAGAGAACAAGCCGCAGTGGTTTGACTACAAAAACGGTTCACGCATCTGGATTACGGGATTAGATCGGGCGCAGAAAGTGCTATCGGGTGAGTACGATTTGATTTTTGCAAATCAAGCCGAAGAGCTAAGTTTGGCCGAGTGGGAGGTCTTGACGACGCGCACGACAGGGCGGGCGGGGCACATGCCATATTCGCGAACGATGGGTGATGCAAATCCAACCTACCCGACACACTGGATGTACCACCGTCCGCCTCTCAAACTGTTCTACTCATTCCACAAGGAAAACCCTGCTCTGTACGACCAGACGACTGGAGAAATTACAGAGCAGGGCAAGCGAACTATGGCGGTGCTGGAAGCGTTGACGGGTGCGCGTCGGGTGCGGCTGCTAGAGGGCAAGCCGGTTCAGGCAGAGGGCGCAGTCTATGATGAGTGGAATGAAGCGGTACATCTCATCTATGCATCGGGTGTGCCAAAATGTTTCAGGCACATTGCCGGGGTGGACTGGGGCTACCGGCATCCGGGGGTACTGGGCGTGTGGTCAATAGATGGCGATGGGCGGATGTACCTGGTAGAGCAGGTCTACCGGACGGGGAAGACCATCGATTGGTGGATTGAGGCAGGGAAGGATATGGCGGATCGGTATAGCATTGAACGATTTGTCTGTGACCCTTCCGAGCCTGCATATATTGACCAATTCCGGCTGGCCGGACTGCCAGCCGTCGCCGGCTTTAACAGCGTGAAGCCAGGCATCAACGCAGTCCAGGAGCGGCTCAGGGTGGCGGGTGACGGCAAGCCCCGTTTGTTTGTCGTTCGTGACTCACTCAAGCGCGTTGATGAAGTGCTCAAGCAGGCACGTAAGCCCTATGCCGTGGAGCAGGAGTTTGCCAGCTATGTATGGTCAAGCAGAACCACAAAGGAACAACCGGTGAAAGAGGAGGACGATGGCATCGATGCTCTCCGCTATGCCGTCGCATACGTGGACGGCCTCGGAGAGAAGCCGAAAAAGAAAGTAGGAGGGTGGCGGTGATAGAAAAGCCGGAGGCAATACAGGTTGGAATGCGCGAGTTGCTGCGTCCGTTGGCACGCAGGGATGTGCCGGATGCAATTTTTCCTACAGACAATGAGTATGGTATCCCTTTGTTGGACATGACCATGCAAGCTGAATTTTTAGTGCTGCCTTGGACACGATGGGGAGAAATATCGCGACGGGCACAGATGTCGGGTACATACCACTTTTACACGGATGACTACAAATTCGAGGCGTTGTGGAAAGACCCAACTCCAGTAGTCAACAGCCAATGCATAAACGTGGTTGAGCCGAACTTTAGCACAAACGCGCAAATGCCAATGGCGGTGATACTGTGGCAGATTTATCGCAGACGTTGGTTAGCGCGGTATTGGCAGCACTACGGCGTGCATATATTCGTAGACTTGTGTGTTGCGCCCAGATATGCCGACCTGAATTTGCGCGGGGTGCCGATGGGCTGGAACGCATATGCCACCAGGGGATTGAGCAAGCAACTAGACTTGGTGGTGGCGGATCACGACCTGGCTTGCGAACATTCTGGGAATCGCGCGCCGCTGTTCGCAGTATACGGCGGGGGCAAGGCGGTAGAGGAGCTGTGCTTGGCGCGGGGCTGGACGTGGCTACCGGAAAATATGCACGTCAAGGACAGGAGGCGAGAGCATGGGTAGGTCAAGCGGTGGCGGCGGTAGGAGTGGTGGGGGCGGTGGCGGGGGTGTCGGATCGCGCACGGTTCCAGGCGTTGGTAAAGTCTCTGTAGTTAAAACGACTTTTACAGAGAGCGGAGAGCAGCCGGAGACTGGAACATTTGAGATAGCGCGCCGTAGTGCAATGGACCGGGAGCAACGGCGAACCGCTATACATAAGGGCTTTTCGGGGATATACTCCGAGGATTGGCAAGATGAAGAAGCGTTTGTCCCTGAGAAGGCCGCTGCTAAGCGTGTAGGCATCAGGCAAGATGAGCCTTTTTTGGTTCGTTATACACCGCTTGATTGAATTGAGCGCGGCGGACGCCGCTTTTGCTGATTAGGGAGGATGGCGGTGAAAAAACTATCACGACGGCAACAATTATTTGCGCTCTCGCCTGGGCGTGCATCACTGGCCGCAGACTTGGGCCAGACGGCATACGGAGGAGGTCGAGACTACTATCTCGTTTTCGGCTATCCCAAGACGATCAGCATGGCCACATACTCGCAACGCTACCAACGCCAGGACATAGCCGGGCGCATCGTTGATCTCCCTGCTCAGGATACCTGGCGGAAACCACCGATGGTAAGCGAAGACGGCAACGAGGATACGGCATTTGTCCAGGCATGGAATACGTTGGCAACCAGGCATCGTGTCTGGTCAAAGTTGATGCGGGTTGACCGGCTGTCTGGCATCGGGAGATATGGCGTTTTGCTCCTCGGCGTCAAGGGCCAGCCTGATCTAGGCAGGGCCGTTGAAGCTCGTTCCGCTCAAGGCGTTTCTTCTCTCCTCTACCTGAATCCTCTTAGCGAGGCTGGCGCGTCCATTTCCACGTGGAATACAGATGCAAACTCGCCCCGTTTTGGTATGCCAGAGACGTATCGCGTCCAACTTGGAGAAAGCAGTGGCACGAGAACTGTGCATTGGTCGCGGTTGATCCACGTGGCAGAGGGCAAGTTGGACAGCGAGACGTATGGTCTGCCGAGGCTACAGCGAGTGTTCAACCGCCTCGACGATCTCATGAAGATCGTCGGCGGTTCGGCTGAGGCGACCTGGTTGAACATGAGGCCGGGGACTTTACTCACGCCGCGTGAGGGCTACGAGTTGCCTGACGATGCAGCAGCAAAGGCCGCGCGACAAGAGGAGGTTGATGAGTACCTGCATGACGTGGCGCGCCTTTTGTTCCTCGAAGGCGTCGATGCAACACAGTTACCCGGTGAGGTTGTTGATCCGACTGGCTTGTTTGACGTAACGATCAAATTGATCGCAGCGGCCACCGGTATTCCACAGCGGCGGCTACTTGGCTCGGCAGCGGGTCAGTTAGCGGCGGCGAAAGAAGACAGCCGACAATGGTTTGGTTCGATTGCCAGTCGGCAGGTAAACTATGCCGAGCCGGAGATACTCCGGCCTTTCATTGATCGCCTCGTTCTCATTGGTATCCTCCCTCTCCCCGACTCAGGTAACTACAATGTTGGCGTACTTGGTGAGGATGGTACTTGGTCGTGGCCGTCCCTGTTTGAACTGACTGATCTAGAGCAAGCCGACATCAAGGACAAGACGGCCGGCGCGATCCGCAAACTCTCCGATCCTCTCACTGGCGCCATGCCAGTCACCGACGACGAGGCGAGGGAGGCACTCGGATATGCGCCACGGGAAGAGGAGAACATGACCGGACTCATAGTGCACGATGGTTTCTCTGACTATGGCCTGGGGTTGCGCGCGGCTGTGCGCGGACTATGGTCAGGCAAGATCGAATACTTTGATTTCGTTGATTTCATGACAGCAACGGTGCAACGTAACCTACGTCGTGCCTGGATCGAAGGCGCAAGAAAAGTTGGAATTAAAGAAGACGAATTGACGCAAAGTGAATTGACCCGCATTGAGGGAATCACAGCCAATGAGATGCAGCACATTATTCCGTTTGGCAACGACATTGAGGCGAAGGCCAGGCCGGACTTCAAGTTGGGGCCGCACCTGCAACGCACTCTGAAGTGGCAGGCACGGTACACGCAGGTGATGCACGAGGCGATGCTCACTGCGCGAGAGGACTTCAAGGCGCGGTGGGATATACATTCACAGGAGCCGTGCACGAGCTGTTCAAAATTGAACGGCAAGGTGAAAAGAATTTCCATGTGGAATGCAGCGGGGATAAGGCCGCAGGGTCCGAACCTGCAATGTATGATTGACGCGGGGGGTGTCACTGTCTGCAAGTGCACCCTGACGCAAACAGACGAACCGTTGACTCGAGGCAAGTTGCCAAGTATGCCATAGGGAGAATTCTACAAACTGAATAGAGGTTCGCCGCCTGGCTAACCGACCACTAGAGGAAAATCGCGCAAGCCATTTTCGATATTTGAGGATGGTGCGCGATGGCACTTTTAGATGCAAGACAACAAGTTGGAGTAGGTGCGGACGGGGATACCGGCGCGGCCGGGGATACCGGAATTGGCGATACTGGTGTCGGTGACACGGGTCAGGCTGGCGACACGGGGACAGTCGGCGCGACGGGTGTTGGTGATACCGGGATCGGCGACACCGGCGCGGTCGGTGCGACGGGAATTCAGGGTGCAACAGGTGTCGGTGACACAGGCATTGGAGACACCGGGTCGGCCGGCGCGACGGGCGCGACAGGCGCGACAGGAATCGGTGACACTGGAATCGGCGATACCGGGTCGGTCGGGGCCACAGGCGTCGGCGACACAGGAATTCAAGGCGACACCGGGGTTGGCGATACCGGGTCAGACGGCGCAACAGGTATTGGTGACACAGGCCAAAGTGGTGATACGGGCGTCGGCGCAACGGGAATCGGTGACACGGGTCAGGCTGGCGCGACGGGAGTTGGCGGCGATACCGGGTCGGCCGGCGACACGGGTCAGGTTGGTTCCACCGGAGTTGGCGACACGGGTATTGGCGACACAGGAATCCAAGGTGACACAGGCCAGGCTGGCGATACCGGGATCGGCGCAACAGGAATTCAGGGTGACTCAGGAATCGGCGACACTGGGGCGAGCGGCGACACAGGAATCGGAGATACAGGGGTTGGCGACACGGGTCAGGCCGGGGATACGGGAGTTGGCGCAACAGGCGTCGGAGATACAGGCCAACAAGGCGACACCGGAATTGGAGATACCGGGGTCGGTGATACAGGCCAAGTCGGTGACACAGGAATTGGAGATACAGGGTCGCAGGGTGACTCAGGAATCGGCGACACCGGCCAAGTTGGCGCGACGGGATCGGCCGGCGATTCTGGAATTCAGGGTGACACGGGAATTGGTGATACTGGGGCGAGCGGTGACACCGGAATCGGCGCGACGGGAGTCGGTGACACGGGTCAGCAGGGCGATACCGGAGTTGGAGATACTGGCGTTGGCGCGACGGGAATTCAAGGTGATTCTGGCGTTGGCGCGACGGGAGTCGGTGATACAGGCCAGGCAGGTGATACCGGGGTTGGCGCGACGGGAATTCAAGGCGACACAGGAATCGGAGACACCGGAATTCAGGGTGATACAGGAATTGGCGATACCGGCCAAGTCGGCGCGACGGGTGTTGGTGATACTGGGATTGGTGATACAGGCCAGGCTGGTGACACTGGAATCGGAGACACGGGAGTTGGCGATACGGGAATTCAAGGTGACTCTGGCGAGGCCGGTGACACGGGCGTCGGCGATACTGGAATTCAGGGCGATTCTGGAGTTCAAGGCGACACTGGCGTCGGAGATACAGGCATCGGTGACACGGGAATTCAGGGCGATACCGGAGTTGGTGATACCGGAATTGGCGATACGGGCCAGGTTGGTGATACCGGAATTCAAGGTGACACGGGAATTGGTGATACTGGGGTCGGCGATACCGGGGCAGATGGTGATACCGGATCGGCCGGCGATACGGGTGCAGACGGCGACACCGGCGCGGCTCCAACGGCAAGCGGGAATACCTTGCTCATTTTCCGGCCCGCTGACAATGAACCGCCAACGTCAAATTACGCTACGCTTGATACGCGGAACGTTCACCCCGTTTTGGATTTTGACGACACGACAAACGAAAGTGCCGTTTTCACAGCCATTATGCCGCGTCACTATGCTGCTGGTGGTATCACAGTCTACATCCATTATGCAATGGCGACAGCAACTTCCGGTGACATTGACTGGGATGCGGCATTGGAACGCATCGGCGATCAACAACAGGATATTGATGCCGATAGCTTTGCGGCAGTGCAAAGTGTGGATAATACAGTTGTGCCTGGCACATCTGGATTGGTAGACATCGTCTCAATTGCGTTCACGAATGGTGCACAGATGGATAGCATCGCAGTAGGCGAATCATTCAGAATCAAAGTCACACGAGACGCAGCCAGTGATACGGCGGCGGGAGATGCCGAGCTAGTGGCAGTCGAGATCAAGGAGACATAGTACATATGGCGCGACTATTTGACGATGGTTCATCCGAATATCTATTCATCGCCAGCACGCCTATCACAGCGTACCCGCTGACGATGGCATGCTGGTTCTATTCAGACGACGCTACCGCCGAGCAGACGTTGATACAGGTTACGGACACCGCAGGCGGCTCGGATTATTGGGCGTTAACGTTACGTGGCGACCTCGTTGGTGACCACATTGAGGCACGGGTGAGGAGAGGGGATTTTCGTGCCCATACGTTGACTGGATATTCAGTCAATACGTGGCATCACGCGTGTGGTGTATTCATCAACAACAACAGCAGGGCGTCGTACATAGACGGCGGCTCGAAAGGGACGAGCGCAGGAATATCGAATGATGCGTCGATTGATGCCATTGCTATTGGTGGAAAACGCGACTCGTCACCCGGCGACTACACAAGTGGCAGGATTTGCGAAGTTGCTTTGTGGAATGTCGCGCTTACCGATGCCGAAGTTGCTATTCTCGCCAAAGGCTATTCACCCCTCTTTGTCCATCCACAAAACCTGGTGGCATACTGGCCGTTGATCCGTGACGAGGACCAGGACAGGGTAGGCGGATACGATATGGGAGCGTTCAACACGCCAAGCATTGCGGCGCATACACGAGTTTTCTATCCAGTGACGGTACAACCCGCATATCTTAAGGATTACTAATGAGCAAATGGTCAGAGGCGCAAAAGTGGGAACAAGACTGGCACGGGCTAAGTCTAAACACATTTGGGGAAGAGGAAAAACAACTTCTCTATGCCGACCGGATGGGACTGCAAACTTTCCATAATGGCAAATCGCCATACAACTTTGACCTCGGCGGCGTCTCAGTCGTGGACGTCGGGGGAGGACCAGCCAGCCTGCTTCTCAAATGCACTAACTACGAGTATGGCGTTGTGATTGACCCGATGCACATGCCGCGTTGGGTGTTGGCACGATATGATGATGCACCCGACCTGTGCTATTGGAAAATGTGTGGCGAGGAACTGTTCTCACTTCACGATGACTACTGGACAGAAGCATGGATTTATAACTGTCTTCAGCACACTGAGAACCCGCAACTAGTGATTGCAGGTGCGCAGCGGGTCGCCGATATCGTTCGTGTTTTTGAATGGATCGATGTGCCGACCAGCGTCGGTCACATCCACACACTGACAGAGAACAAATTGAATGAATGGCTTGGTGGTGAGGGAAAGGTAGAGCAGTTCACGGGGCAAGCTGGCTGTAAGGGGAGAGGATATTACGGTGTTTTCCCAACAAGTTGATGTATACCAGGAGAGATACTTGGAACATCAGGCAAGAAAAAGAGAGTCCATTTCTGGCAAGCCACAGATGGATGCAGAAGTTCGATGTGCATTGTTTGGCATACTGAGAGCCAGAAAGAGCCAGCGAATTTTCAGCGAGGCGGAAATCACAGAAGTAGAATTGAATCAAATCTATGAGGCAATTAGGCTATCTCCCTCATCTTGCAATAGACAGGCTATCCTCGTGAAACCAGTCACAGAAGAAAGGGAAAAAGCTGAATTGGACTGTCTTTTAGTCGGCGGTAAAAACTGGCTAGGAGGCGCTCAAATCATTCTATTGCTCTTTGCCGATATGCTGGCTTACAAGTCTCCTGCCGAGAGAGACTTCATGCCATATCTGGACGCGGGCTTTGTAGGAGAGAATGTGTACCTTGCAGCGACGGCGCTGAACATCGGTGCATGCTTCGTCAACCCTAATATCCGTAAGGAAGATCGGGGGCAATTTGATAGGCAGTTCAATCCACGTGGACTGCAATTCTGTGGGGCAATGGCATTGGGCAAATATACAGTGTCGGCCCCTGAGTCACCTAAGCGAAAGCTAGAAAGGATATTCTATTGATGAGAGTACACTTTGTAAATACTGGGCCTAAATTTCCGTATGCTTATTACTTGGGGATCACCAGCGCGGTTGAGGCGTTTGGTGAGAAGGTCAAATTGTGGTTAGTGGAGACGCCGACCGGTGAGTACTTCGATCGCATCCAGGGCAAGGTGGAGATCGTGAGCTACCCCTGGAAAATCCCTGAGTTCCCGATGCTAGAGGGGCGCGGCGATCATTTCAAGCGAGTAGCGATCTTCGACAACTGCATCTGGCGGATAATGATGGAGCGAGGCGGTACAGTCATGGGTCTGGATAGTTTTACGCTCAAGCCGTTTCATGATCTGCTGAAGCCCGACAAGGAAATGCTAGTCGGTCTCGACGATCCAGATGGGATTAGGACAAAGACTGGTTGGCCATTTTGCATGCACGGAGCAACTTGCCGACGAGGTTCCAAGATTGCGCAGTCGATCTATGAGGATTCAACGAGGACCCTGTTTGGCGAGTGTCCTGCTGGCAGGCATAAGGCAATAGAGAACGGTCAATTAAGGTTCGGCGGGGCGGGCATCATTCCGTTTCTCAACCACACCTTGCAAAATCTAGACAAATTATCCATTGCTGGTTTCGGCCTGCTCGGTGGCTGGGAGCGCGGCGATCCGCTTCCGGAGTTTTACCTCTGGCAAAAGGATGGCAAACTCCTGCATCCAGATTGCAGGACGATCCCATTTTATGCCACCTCTCGCAAAGCGGGGTTTGATGCGACAAATGAGAAAACTGTGAGAGATGGAAATACTTTATTGTCAAGATTGGTTCGGGGACAGCCAGTATATTCTCAACTCAAGGAGGTAAAAATGAGTAAGGCGACTTCTGTGGAAAAGCATACATTCCACATGATTGGTCTTTCTCATCTTCCCGTCTCTAGCAAATTTCCGGCCTGCGCTTTCACGACTAAAATATGGCGTCTGTCAAAGATGCTTATGTCCCTCGGCCACACTGTCTATCTCTACAGCGCAGAGGGGTCGGATGCAGAGTGTACAGAGTTTGTGCAAACGCATACGCTCAGGGATATTCGCCAAGCGTGGGGAAGCGGGGATTGCCGCAAGGAATGTGATGGGATCGGCTACCCATACCGGCGTGTTGGTTTTCGTCACGATCTCAATTCAGCACGAACAGAGACGACAAAGAAGTATTATGCCAAAGCAATTGAGGAGATCAACAAGCGCAAGAAGCCTGACGACTTTCTCTTGCTTACCCAGGGTGTCTACCAGAAGCCAATTGCAGACGGCGTGAAACTGTGGCTGACCTGTGAACCGGGGGTTGGCTATCGAGGATCATACACTCGCTTTCGGGCATTTGAGAGTGCTTACCTGCAAAACTTTACCTATGGCAGCCAGAACCCCGGCAAGAGCGTCAATGGCAATTACTATGATCGTGTTATCCCCAACTACTTCGATCCTGCTGACTTTCCCTTTTGCGAAGACAAGGGCGATTATTTCCTCTTCATTGGCAGAATGATCTCGCGCAAGGGTGTCTGGACAGCGATCAAAACGACGCAGGCCATTGGCGCAAAGCTCATCTTAGCGGGTCAAGAAAGCAACGAGATAAACGTGAAGAAGCTGCCAGACCATTGCGAGTTCGTGGGCTACGTCGGGCCAAAGCGACGGGCCGAACTTATGGGCCATGCCAAGGCTGTGTTCGTGCCAACCCTGTACCTTGAGGCGTTTGGGGGGGTCAACGTTGAAGCACAGCTATGTGGGACACCGGTCATAACGACAAATTTTGGGTGCTTTTTGGAGACGGTTCAAAGTGGCATCACAGGGTTCCGTTGTGATACTCTTGATGACTTCGTAAATGCAGCCCTCAGCGTTGGCAACCTCGATCCGCATGTGATCCGCAGGCATGCGGAACGTTACTCAATGGATAACGTGAAGTTTGAGTTTGAGAAATGGTTCCAAGACCTTTACGCACTCTATGAGTCCGCACAGGATTCAAACGTCAAGGGCTGGCACAGGATCAGAAGTCACAGCCAATACAAGGGCGAGGCATGGAGTAGATTATGAGTAACCTTACAGTTGCAGCGTTTTTCACAAAGAACACAGGCCAGCCGGCGACGGCACTCACCTTAGCCGAGATCGACTTGTACCTCACGCGCCAGAACAACACGACCGGCGCAGATGATGTGGTTTGGGACGGCACGCAGCATCCTACTGAGGAAATTGATAACGTCGGCTGCTACGCCCGCATCTACTCAGGTGCGGACTTGGACACTTACACCTACTATTTGCGAGCAACCTACACCGGCGCAACGGTCCTCGATACCGACCACGTCACCGGCGCGATAGGTCGGTCATCGGCGACACTGACGACGGCTGGCGCAACGTTGGCAGCGGCCCTGAGTGGCTCTGATATGAGCATCCGGCGCGGGGACTCTCTCAGCGTAGCCATAACCGGATTGGGCAGCCTGGTAGGTCGTGCCAAGCTGTGGTTCACAGTCAAAGAAGGCTATCCCGACGCCGACACCGCCTCCATTGTTCAGATTGAGGAGACGGCGGGTCTCCTCTACCTAAATGGTGTGGCGTCAACCGTTCCGGTGAATGGCAGCATCACAGTTGACGACGCCGTGGCCGGGGACATCACCATAGCGCTAGACGAAGTTGAGACGGCAAAGTTGAGACCAGATAGCTTGGGTTACGATGTTCAGGTTCTCAACGCCGGAGACGTGACGACGTTAACGGTGGGGGACGCAACAGTAGTGGCGGATTTGACGAGGGCTGTAGTATGAGAGGAGACGTAACTTGAAGAGGCCACAAAGACACACAGAGGACGACCCACTTGCGACAGAGGTCGGCGCGGTGATATTCAGTGCGGATGTTGCCTCGGCGTTCAAGGATATTGCAGAGGCATTGGCGGCGTACTACACCGCACTCAAGAAGCAAGGGTTCAGCGAGCAACAGGCCATGCAGTTGGTCGCGGCATATCAGGCACAAGTGCTGGCGGCGGGGATGAATAAGAAAAGTTAAAAATGAATTTTATCTGCCCGCAGTTTGCTAACATGCCTGACGATATGCTGCAATTCAGCCGCCTCTACGCCTATCCGGCCCCGCCGAGCGATCCGCCGGATGATGGCCTGGTCATCCTGGATTCGGGCGCGTTCGGGCTGTCGCAGCGCGGCAGCCAGATTGGCGAGCGACATATGCGCCAGCTCGCCGAATATTACGCGCCCTACGCCGGCCGATCTGGTTACTATTGCATCGCTCCTGACGTGTTTCTCGATCCACACCAGACGATGAGGAACTGGCAGTGGTGGCAGGCCCACGTCGGCCTGCCAGTAGTGCCGGTCATCCAGTTCACCAAACTAAAATATCTCGATCTCTATGCCGCCGCCAAACAAGCGCGCTTTTACGCTGACAGCCAGCCAGAGTTTGTGGCCATCTCCAACCCCGGCCTGCGTTGTGCGGAAAGCGGTGGGATTGAGACAGCTTGTCAGATCGCGCGCCTGGCCGGCGCGAAATGGTTACATTGCCTCGGTGCAGGCTGGAACCCGGCCGACATCATTGCCTGGCGCAAGCGCCGCTGTTTTGACAGCATCGACACCATCGCGTATTACACCGACGCACAGGATGGTTGGTTCTGGCGTTCGGACGGCAGCCGTGAGCGCAGCAAACTGCCGTGGCGCAAAATCGCTGTGCACAATGCGCGAGTAGCCGTGGAGATCGCGCAATGACGGTAACAACGTTTGATTCTATAATCAAAACGATTCATTACTTGTCAATGATAGCTGTTGAGAATATCTGCATAAAAGATCGATGCTTTTCGCCGCCGGGGATCTTGGTCGTTTCTCCCACATTCTGGAGAGATTATACCTGTCCTCCTCTTTGCGGGGGGTGCTGCCGTGCTTTCTCGATGGATTTCTGGCCCTGGGAATGGCCTCTTTTCTTGAAGGTCTACCCGGAACATGAGCAAAAATTTAGGCAGCGTCACGTTATCGTATGTGGTCGTGAACAATTTTTCTACAGCAACCGTCATACCGCATTAGTGAGGTTCAAGAAAGGCCAAAAATGTCAATTCTTGAACCTGGGAACCGGGAGATGCGAGATACATTCCTATTCGCCTTTTTCTTGCCGCTTTGAACTAAACAAGCTGCAATTTTTTCCGAAAAGAAATACTTGTATCCTCGGCAAAAAAATTTTTCGCAACGGTTGGCGATACCGCCGTGTCGGTGGTCAGGTAGGAGCGCTCTGCAAAATGATACCGACGTCCGAAGAAACAATTGCTGCAGTTCAGTACCGTGATATACCGCTGCTGCGGCAACTGGCTGTCATAGCGGACCATTTCGGTATTGTTCACAGAGGATGGGAATTGGTTCGCTTGTTGGAGGAAATGCGTGGAACCGACTTTTACCACCAGGTGGTTTTACCATAGTGTGACCGGGGGCAAAGTACCCTCCGGCTATCAATCCTGCGCAGTTTGCGGTCTGCCGATGTCCTATGGCGTGTCGCTCAAAAAAACGCTGCGCAAAACATTCACCGACCATGCTGCGCTGCGCAATGTGATCAGCGGCGTAGTTTGCGCCGCTTGCGCCTGGTATATGAGCCATCAGGAGTTGCGCCGTTCCTCCTGGTATCTGACCGCCGGCGAGGCCCGGCCGCTGGCTAAGGCCGACCTCTACCCGCTGCTCTGCCAGCACCTGGAGCAGCCGCCGGAGCACGATGGCTATTATTTGATCACCACCATGAAGCGGAAACATTTAGCGCTGTGGGCACCGTTGAGCGCGGCCGGCAACGCGATTCTCCGTGTACGTTTTGAGGTGGTTTCTCTGGACCTCGATCGAAAATGGCTGCGGCTGACTCAGGCCGCGCACCGACTGCGCGAACATCACTCGTGGTACGAGATTCAGAGCGACGACTATAACGCGAAATTTCTGGCCTCGTGGTCCGATCCGCTTGAGTTTATCCGCCTGCGCCAGGGCATAAAGCCGTTCCTGCATACGCCATACCTGGATCTGGCGCAATATGTTTGGTCGAAGGAGACTACGTGATCCAGACTATCCTGGTCATCTCGTCCTATATCGCCGCGCAAATACTGGCCGACGTCACCAGCTTGAAAATCGCGTTGGTCGGTTCGTTCAGCATCGACGGCGGGACGTTTATCTATCCCTTTACCTTTACGCTGCGCGACCTGGTGCACAAGCTCTTGGGCAGAGGGGCCGCGCGGACGCTGGTCATCACCGCCGGGGTCATCAACCTGGTGATGGCCGCGCTTTTTGCCTTCGTCATCTGGCTGCCGGCTGATCCCGGCTGGGGGTTGCAAAACGAGTTTGCCCTTGTTCTGGGGCCGGTGTGGCGCATCGTCATTGCCAGCATCCTGGCCGAGGTGGCCAGTGAACTCCTGGACACGGAGGTCTATCACCTGTGGGTTACGCGGGTGACGACGCGTTACCAGTGGCTCAGAGTGCTGAGCAGCAACGCGATCAGCGTCCCGGTGGACAGCCTGATCTTTTGCTGGGGAGCGTTTGGCGGCAACCTGGCAGCAGTGACGGTGTGGTCGATCTTTTGGAGCAACATACTGGTCAAGGGCGCAGTTACCTTGTTCAGTTTGCCGGGCATTTATTTGGTGAAAGGGGAAAATTGATGCAGTACACACAAGAAGACTTATCCGACCTGGTGCCTGGCATTGACGTCGCGCGCTATTACGACGCCTGGCGGCTGCTGGTCATCCTCTGGCGTGGCTTGTGGTACGGTTCGCAGACCGACTGGAGCCGCTACGCGCGCCGCATCTGGAGCATCTTCCCCGACCGCGTCCGCGCCGCCGCGCGGATGGGGCGCGGATTGGATGGTTTCCTGGCACAGATTGCCAGGATGCTGACCCTGAACGGCATCGGTGGCAACGCTGAGGAGCGGGCCGAGATCGCTCGCCTGCTCAGTTTGCCGGAAGCCGAGCAGCGGCATATCGTACATCAACTGCGCGACGAAACGCCGGTGCTGATTATGCTCCTGCGCTTGTACCGCGACAAGCGCAAAGAGGAGCTGGAAACGCGGACCGAATTTGAAAATAGTTAGAAAGGGGAAAAACGTGAAAAGGAGAATCATTCGTATTGAGGGCATCGCCGAGGCCATTGAGCCAATTGTCCACGGCGGGGAACGTACCGGTGGCACGGTGACCGAATTCCGGCGCGAAAAAATGCGCGTTGGCAACCGCTTTGAGTATATGCCGGTCATCAGCGCCAACAGCATTGCCGGCATTCTGCGTGACCAGTGCGCGTTCTGGTGCCTGGATCAACTAGATTTTGACCAGTTTGAAGACCTGCGCTCCTTCGATCTGGTCACCGGCGGCGGAGCATTGGTCTCCGCTGGCAATGCCAAATACGTCGACTTATTTGAGGAACACCAGATTCGTAAATTGCTGCCGGTGGTTTCCCTGTTCGGAGCCTCCGTCGGCAATCGCATTCTGGGTGGGCGCATCGACGTCGACCGCTGGGTGCCGGTTTGCGTGGAGACCAAAATGGCGCTGCCGGAGGACCTGTGGCCGCTGGCCGAGACCTGGCACATTGAGGACCTGCTCCAGGAGGTCAATTTCACCCGCCGCGACGACAAGAAAAACCGCGACTGGCAGGCATACATCGCACCTGCCACGCTGCACGAATACCAGCACGAGCAAGCTGCTCGTGCTGAGCGCGGCGACGCCAACGCCGCTGGCGCATCGATGCAGATGCGCTATGGCTACGAGGCGCTGGCGCAGGGGACCACATTTTCGGTGGGATTCACCCTGCGCAACCCGACCGACGTGGAGCTGGGCGTCTTTTTTGGCGGCCTGGGCTATTTTTACGAGCGGCCAAAAATCGGCGGGCGGGGTGCGCGAGGATTCGGACGCGTTGTTCTCGATCTACACCAATATCGCCTCGTTGGCCCGGGGCGTGTTGAGAACGACCTGGCCCTGGACTCCTGCGAGGTGGCCGCCAAGCACCTTGAGGAGAACCGGGCGCAGATCGAAACCCTATTACGCGGAGGCGTGTGATGGACGATTACTATGAATCGCTGATTGTGCGTGCCGAACTGATGTCCCCGGTTGCCCTGGACCGCTGGCAGCCGTTGGACGGCATCCTTGGCGCGACGATCATTGAGGACCCCGAGCTGCGCCAACGTGATCGCCTCGTGCGCCGCTGGCGGCGGGGTGTGCGCAAATACGGCAGGGCTGGTACATTGCGCTATTTCCACGAGCAGGGCTGGGAAGTGCCAGACCGTCTCCATTTTATGCCGTTAGCTGTGTGGGGCCATGGGGAGAATCATGGCTTGTGGGTCTATCGTTCCTCGTGGGCCATACCGGGCGAGTACGAGCACGACCTGGTGCACTTGGCCAAGCGCGTGGACTTTGAGCAAGTAGACCGCTACGTGAAAACGCGCCACAAGCGGGTCTATACGGCCAAGGGTGAGTTCGCATCTAAGTACATCCCTCTGCAAACCGTCGTCACCGACGCATTGACCTGGTACGTGCGCGGCAATTATGACGACCTGCAGGAGATGCTTCCGCTCGTGCGCTCCATCGCCAAGAAGCGGCGGCGAGGATATGGCCTGGTGCGCCGTTGGACGGTGGAGAGAACAGAGCACGATCTCTCTGTGTTCTCGCCGGACGGCGCTCTAATGCGCCCAGTCCCTATCAATTTGCTGAACAAGCTCGGCATCAACGGTGAATTCCAACGCGAGTTCACTACCTACCGTCCGCCGTATTGGGACGGGCGGTACGCGACTTTGTGCGCAGTGTCCGGCACCAGGGAGGCCACATGATGACTGACGACCAATGGACTGTCTTTGTAGCTGAACTGGCAGAGGTCGTGCACCGTTGCCTAGTCATTCTAGACGACTGGCTGTGTAAGCATTATGGTTTCTCCCGGCGGCCGCGTGGAAAATTCAGTCGTGATTGATTTGACATCTTGCGTAGGATGTGGTATAATTTGAGTAATTAAATACAAGGCCAATTTTACTATTCGCCTGCTTTTTGCACGGTTTGATCTCCCCCCGATCTCGCCGTCAAAAGCAGGCGTTTTTTTTTGGAGGGTTTATGGCAAGCCTTGAAAAACCTGGTATCATCGGAGGGCCGCAGGCTCTACTGGCAGCGGCACAAGACCTGACCGCCGCCTGGGCAGACCTGGGTGCTGAACTGACGGTAACCGGCGCGCGCACCATTGCGTTGTGGACTACTCTGGACATTAACGACAGCATCAACGCGCGGGTGCGGTTGCTTGTAAAGTGGGAGAATGCCGGGGCAGACGAGTACGTGCTCCCGATCCGCACAGTGGGGGCCTCTGCTGTTTTAGTTGAAGACGAATATATAGAGTTCAATGTCGATGCTGACCAGCAGATGATTCTGTCTTGGGACCTGGACGGCCTTGTGTTCTATGCTCAATTCCAGGTACAGGCGGGCGTAGTCGGGGCAACGGCGGGGCAGATCGATGCCGCGTATGTAACGACAGGACTATAAAATGATCGGTAGCCAGAACATAGCTGGTAGCGAAACTACGGATACGGTCAATCAGACGTTTGACCTGGTTAACTCTCTTCTCACTCTTCAAGAAACCGGCGGCACGATCACGACTGACGGCAATGAGCAAAATCTGTACATCGTGGACAATCCCTATGCTGGCAGCATGAAACCCCAAGTTTGCTACGTCGATCTTGATCTTATGGTCGGTGGAGACACTGTGGTATTCAACACCTACTACCGCTTGGCCCTAGCCGGGGGATGGGAATTGCAAGATGTGGCGACATACATCGGTGCAGATGGGGGATTGGCAGGTGGACGAACCATAATTGCTGTGGACATGCTCCCCTGTCGTTTTGGTATACGCCTGACTATCCAGCGCACCGCAGGGGGGGATCACGCTTTTGTCTACTCTGTCTTGGAGGAAAGTTAGATGCCACGCGGTTACGACGCTCTAGCAGTGAACCACGGATTGCTCCTGGATGTGCGGATGCGTGAGGGAACGGGGGTTCTCACGCACGACTGGGCACGTCCTCACCACGAAGACATTGCACTGGTCAACACGCCAACCTGGACAGTACGTGCAGCCTCCGGCGTTGAGTATCTAGCGTTTGCTGCCGCTACTCATGAATACCTCAATCTACCTGCCGCCGACAGCGGCGACCTGGACTTCACGGCTGGCAATTTCTCCGGCGTGGCCTGGGTAAACACCAATGCAACCGGCAATCGTTACGTTTTCTGCAAAGCTGTCGCGGGGTGGGCAACGGGTTGGGCGTTCTATATCCCTGCTACCGCAGGCCCTCCTCTCGCCTTGGTGACGTTCCAAGCAGGGCCAACGTCTCAGTACACTTACAGTTCCTCCATTGGCACGAACGCCTGGCGCATGGTCGGATTCAGCCGGGACGGCGCAAGCGTGCGCATTTACGTAGACGGCGAGGATGCCACGGTAACGCCAGCAACCCATATTGACCCGGATTCAGCAGCCGCAGCGGATTTCGTGATGGGCGCAACGCAAGCGGGTGCGGCCGGGTGGTGGTCGGGAAGTATGTGGGGGCACCGTGTGTGGAATAGGGCACTTTCCGCAAGCGAGTTCAAAGCGTTGTTTGAATTTGAGAGGGACTTGTGGGCAGTGTAGGTGGATACGACAGGCTGAAATTGAACCACAACCTTCTCTTGGATTTGAGGATGAGAGAGGGTCAAGGAACATTTACACACGACTGGGCCGACAATCATTACGAGATGAATTGGCAACTTGTGCCTACCTGGACGAATGAAGTTGGGGGCGCATCATCTCTTACCTTTGGTGCAGCGCTGAACTATTTGTGGATGGCAGCTGGAGCATCCGCAGCTTTTGATTTTACGTCAGAAGACTTTAGCATGTGCGCCTGGGCATATCCGACATCCGGTGCAGCTTCCTGTGCAATCTTTGGGAGGGGGCTACTGGATACCGGCGGTTGGGAATGGTATCAATGGTCAACCAATCTAGCCTTTCGTTCAAATCAAGCGGGTAGTCGCTGCGGCGCAACGGCCGTTGGTGTTGTGGTTTTGAATCAGTGGTCATTTTTCGCATTTGTCAGGCAGGGGTTGTGGGGACAGGCGTATGTCAACGGTCTGCCAGTTCCAATGGTGCAATCGGTTGGGGGCCTGCTCGATCCGGTGACCATAAACGAGACATTTTATCTGGCAAACAACAGCCACGACAATAATTTCATTGGCAAGCTCTGGCATCCGAGGATATGGAATAGACAGTTGAGTGACAGAGAAGTAGCAAGCATTTGGGAGGCCGAACGAGGATTATGGGGAATTTGAAGTTCGCCAAGAACTCAGCCAAACTTACGAGACATGAGACAGTTGGAAATATTGACTATCTCGTGGCCCCCACGATTGCGTTGGTTGAAGGGATTTTGAACGAGGAACTTGTACTTGCCGAGGAAGTTGGGATGTACCCCGACGCTTGGGCAGGTATCCCGGTCGTTGTTCCCAGTCATCCTCTGGACAGTGACGGTTTGCCAGCTACAGCCAACGCCCCTGAGACGCTGGCAGAAATTCAGATCGGTTCGTTCTTCAATCCTGAGATGGACGGTGACAAACTGCGCGGTGAGTTGTGGATCGATGTGGCCAAGGCAAAGGCAGTGGTGCGAGGGATAGAAGCTATCAAGCTCCTCGAAGCAGGGAAGGCCATTGAAATCTCCACGGCCTACTTCCGTGACTTGGAGGAAGTAGCAGGGGAACGCGACAATGAAGAGTTTGTGGGTATCTCTCGTAACATACGGCCTGACCACATAGCCGTCCTGCTTGACAGTGTGGGCGCGTGTTCCTGGGAGGATGGGTGCGGGGTTCCCAGAGTAAACGAGGAGGGCGATAACGTGAAGATCAACGTTTTGGGCACGGCACGAACACCGACCTTTGAAGGAACAGAAGAAATATCCTGGGCTGATGTGGGGACAACTTTTCAGGACTATCGCGCGGGATTCTACAAAAACACGGCAGCAGAAATGCCTGCCGACGCGCCCGTCAAGATCGAGAACGCGCCGCAGGCTATGAAAGATTGGATCGCCGCTAGGTCATTGCTTGGCGATCCAAAAGCTGATAACATGCGCGATCTCCGCTTTTTCCCCGTCGTCAACCCATCCACGAACAAGCTAAACGCCGGTGCGGTTCGCGCGGTTCTAGGTGGGCGTGGATCAATGGCTGACATTCCTGCATCGGCACTCGCCTCAGCGCAGGCAAAAGCAGAGACTTTGCTTGACGACCACTTTCGCACAGAGGAAAGCAAGTTAGCCAAGGCGTTGCAAGTTATTCTCAAGGCTCTTGGACTTGCCAAGAACGAGGTTTTTGACGCCAGCATTGATGCTGGCGAGGTTACATTCGGGCAGCCTGAGCGCGTAGAGGTTGCGTATGAGTTGATTCAGGAGGCAACGAATCAAATGAACAAGGACGAAATGATCAAGGCAATCTCGGACGATGGTAGGCTGGGCCTGTCCGATGAACTGTTGCAGGGCATGGACGACGCGGCATTGGAAGCTCTCGTGGCATATCTGGAGAGTTTGGGTGCTGAGGAGGAAATGCCACCTGGTAGCGAGGAAATACCCGTAGCCGAGGCGGATGCTGGAAACGTCACGGCTGTGGAACCCAGCGAAGTTGTTCCAGAACCCGATGAGGCCCCTCTCCCCGATGCCTTTTCGACACTGGCTGAAGAGTTTGGCGGAGCGGATGCAGTGCGTGCAATTTTGACCAATGCCCAACGGCTTGCGCAAGAAGCCGCCGACGGGCGACGCGTTTTGGTCAACGAGGTAGCTTCACTGTCCACGCTCTCGGCAGAACAATTGGAGACACTCAGTGATGAGGCTCTAAAAACACTGCGAATCAATCTGTTGCCAGCTGACTATGCAGGTCAAGGCGGTGGGCCAATTCAGAACAGCGAGGAACTGATCCCATTTCCGATGCCGGATGTTTTCTCGCGTGAACCGAAGGAGGCGTAAGCATGGCTCGTACAACCACGAGACACACTATCGTACTGAAAAGCGCGAATCTTAACGGAGTCGTTCGCAAAGAGGCTATCGCCGACCATGCGTTGTGCCCCGGCGAACTGGTGCGCTTTGACGCGGATGAGGAACTGGAGTTGCACGCGACGGCTAACGGCGTAACTGTTGGTACGTTGGTCGTGTTGGAGACTATCACGCCCGACACCATCACTCATCCGTTGCAGGCAGCTATCGACATTGAGTATGCAGCCGACGACACTTGCTACTATGCCGAAGGTTCGCCCGGGGACGTGTTCAACATGTTCTTGGCGAATGGACAGACTGCGGTCAAGGGCGTGTCACTGCTTGAGAGTGACGGTAACGGACATCTGACCGTTGTTGCGGCAGGCTCACTCATCAATTCTCTGGTCGGTGTCGCCGATGCAGACCTGGTGAATAACACCGGCGGACCGGCGCGGTTGGCTGTGCGGATTCTCTAAGGAGACGAAAAAATGACTGTGAAGATTTTACGAGGCGTGGAGGCCGTCGACTTTGTGACGAATTCAAGCCGACCTGCTTTCTACGACAAACAAGGCATTGCCTATGGCGCGGACGGTCTGAAAATCAACAGTTTCTTGTCCCGCGAAGAGTGGGAGAAACTGGACTCGGTGATCATCGCTCGCGGCCAGCAGCGGCTCAATGCCTACCAAGACCTGGTGGACGCCAAGCTGACCACCACCACCACTTTGGCAGAAGAGTTTAGCAAATGGCGTGTGGCAAGCGAACGTATCGCTGCTGACGTGACGATGGACTTCAGGTCGCGGCGTAACAACGACCGCACTGATATGAAGACGTATGGCGTGCCCATCCCGATCATCTCGGCAGAGTACGGCATCGGCAGGCGTGAACTGCTCGTAGCACGTAGCGCAGGTCGTGACGTTGAAGTGTCTGAAGCCGACGCGGCGGCAATCGCCGTTGCCGAAAAAGCCGAGGACATTTTGATCAACGGCGAGGCTGGCATCGTGGTGCATGGCTCTGACATCCCTGGTTACCGAACCCTGGCTGCACGTGATACCAACACCGCGGCTGGCTACGGCGGCGGGGGCGGCGGGGATTTCGGCACTCTCTCCCATATCAGACCAACGTTCCTGGGTATGATGAGTGCGTTGGCTGCGAAACGCTACTATGGCCCGTTTGGCTGCTATATCGCAAACACCCAGTATCACGAGATGCTGGATCGGCACGCTGACGGCAGTGGCCAGACCGCGCTTGAGACTGTGGAGACTATCCCGCAGATCGAGTTCGTCAAGGCTAACGATCTTATCCCGGATGGCGAGTTGGTCATGGTACAGCTTACCAGGGATGTGGTTGATCTGGTGATTGCCCTCTCGCTGGAGAATCGCCAGTGGGAAAGCCCGGATGGCTCGGCACTCTTCTTCGTCGTGATGATGAGTGCGATACCGAGACTCCGCACGGATTACAGCGGGAACAGTGGTATCGCCCACGCCACCGGCTGCTAAATAACGGTCTGCAAGGAGGTCCAATGCACACTGTCAAAGTAAAACCCGGATGCACTCACCGGTCTGGTCAGTGCGTTGCAGGTGATGTGATCCAGGTAACCGATGCTGAATTCATCGCTTTTGGCGACAAGTTTGAGCGTGGTTTCCACGTGGAAACTACGAGCGCAACGGCTGCGGCAATGGAGTTTGCAGAGGCCACAGGACTGGACTTATCTGAGGTCTCTGGCAGCGGTCGTGACGGTCGTATCACCAAAGGCGATGTAGAAGCGTTTGTGGTTCAGCGGGGCGCATAATGGCGACCTTGAACGTCAATGCCTGCATAGACGCCGACGACGTAAAAGAGATCATAGACACCGATCTGTTAGATGTGCGGATCCATAACTTTATCAACATGGCCTACTTCCGCACACTTGCGCTATCTGGTAAGCTCGGCGACTGTGGTGGTGGCGATATGCTCTGTCAAATTCAACTTCTGCTTGCCGCGCATTTCCTCACGATGTACGAGCGGCAGACGAAGAGTGAGAAGGTTGACTCGGAGTGGGCAGTGACGTACATGGGCGTTGATGGTGAGGGACTAAAGGCATCACTCTACGGGCAACAGGCGATGATGCTCGATTGTTCTGGCGTTTTGGCAACGGCTGGTATGAAACGGGCCACCATAGAGGTCAAAGGATACATAGACCTGGACGCTGGAGATACTAGCTAATGGCGAATGTGCACTTCAAGAAGCATTTGCTCCATACCTGTGTCGTTCAGCGTAATACGCCAGCACAAAGCGCGTCCGGTGAACTGATACCGGACTGGGCAGACGTAGGCACGATCAACTGCCGGTTCATTGCCAAAACGGAACGGATAGCTGACGAGGCAGCCGGATTTCCAATGGCGCAAACGTATAAGCTGTTAATGAACATCGGTGAGGATGTGGCTGTAGACGACATAATCAGGAACATCCGCTGGCAGACTGACGATACACTCGTGGACGAGGGAACGTTCAGGATCGAGGCAGTGTTGAACAGGAACAGTACCAAGGCGCATCATACCAGTCTCTCCCTCGAACGGGTCAACGTTGGTGGGACGGTGGTATGAACTACAAAGTGAAGGGGCAAACGGCCCCGAATTGCCTGTGGAGTTGGGGTGCGGTAAGGCCCCACTGTGAAGCAGGAACCAGACAGCCAACAGGCATAGGTTCTGGACGGATGGGCGGTAAACGCTCATCGCTCCACGCGAAAGTTTGGAGTTTGGGACTCGCCATGACATATGGTTTGGTAACGTAATGGCCTTCAAACAAAAAGCGTTCAATTTGCTACAGTTTGAGAAAAAGATTGTCGCTCTAGGGCATGCAATACCTGGCAGCGACTTGGCAGATTGTATTGAAGACGGAGCCTGGGTGATTGCCTTGCAAGCTCGTGATAATGCAGTTGCTAAGGGACTCTTTGACACCGGCAACCTGATCGACGGCATTAAGCCACGCAAGATCAACCAGTATAGAGTTGATGTGCGGGTTGATGCAGTCTACGGTGCTGCTCATGAGTTTGGCGTCACGGTGGAAATTACGCCAAGACAAAGACGCTTCTTTTGGGCCAAGTGGTCTGAAACGAGAAACCCGATGTGGAAAGCCCTGGCCCTTTCAGCGACCTACACGATTCCTGAGCGTGCGTACCTCAGGCCAGCGATAGACGAAATGAAGTTACCGGCGATGTACGTTGTGGCAAAGTCGCTGGAAAAGAAGATAAGGAGTTTGGTACGATGACATTAAGAACGAACGATTGGTTGAAAAATCACTTTGCTGAATGGGACCCGGATGATTACAACCGGGACCTGGTCGACAGCATGGGCAATGCTACCTGGATGCGTGCGGTCACGCATTATTTTGTCAGTAGCACACATGCCAGCGCGAGTGACTCAAACCCCGGCACTGACCCAACGGCTCCACTGGCGACTATTGATGGGGCGTTTGGCAAGACGCTCCTGGCTGGCGATATTGTGTGGGTGCTGCCGAACCACGTTGAGGACTTGGCGGCTGCCCAGATCGACATGGACTTACCGGATGTCTACGTCATCGGTGTGGGAAGCGGCGATAGCAAGCCGAGAATCGACTTCAACAACGCTGCATCGAGTGTCAACATTGGGGCAAACAACATCACCGTCGTTGGCTTGCGCTTCCAACCGGCTGTCACGGATGTGTTGATTGGTGTGGATATTGAAACGACTATCACCGGCACCGTTATTGCTGGCTGTGAATTCATGGTCGGCGAGGACGGCGCAGGCGTGGACGAGTTTGTACTCTCTGTGGACGTGAAGGCAGCCTGTAACAGAACGAAAATCGTCGGTAACGAGTTCTACACCGACGACGCTGCGGCCGGTGCAACCGATGCTGTCAAGTTCACGGGTGCATCACACCGATGGGTTGTGAAGGACAATGTGATCCAGGGAACATACTCAAACGCCGGCATCACCAATGACACTACGGCTTGTGAAGATGTGGTTATCCAGGACAATGTGATCAAGGTCGCCGACGGGTTGCCCGGCATCACGTTGATGGCTGCTACGCAGGGGCGAATCGTAGGCAACATGATTGCCTCAACCGGTCTTGACCCTGACATCACCATCGTCGCTGCTGCCTGCGAATGGTTTGAGAACTACGCAGTAGATGCAGACGGCGAGACCGGACAATTGATCGGGGTGCCTTCCGACTCACCAACCAACTTCGTCGGCCTCAATGATGCGAACAACGATGCACTGACTGACGTGGTAGTTGCAAATGAGGACGGTTCAATCTTGGAACGCCTCGAACAAATCCAGGAAGCCGTAAACGTTGGCGCTGGTACGCCAGTTGGCGCGGCGAGTTCCCTCGTAGACGCCATCGGCTCGAACGGCGTTGCAGCCGCAGCGGCTACAGCGGCCTCGGCAGTCTCGCTTTTTGGCGCGATAGGTACAAATGAAGTTGATGCAACGACACCGTTTGTGTCTGGCAACGTCCAGCACAATGCAGACGGCTCGGTGCTCGAACGTCTTGAGCATCTTCAAGTAGTACAAGAAGTTGCAATCGCCAAACTTGACGGCAATGTGTTGAACGGCGACGATCCCCTGTTCACCATTACCGGCGGCCCGATCATGGTGACCGACTTCATCGGTATTGTCACCACGTTGATCGGCGGTGCTGCCAACTGCACGATCAACGCTAATGTTGCCGCACCGGCAGCTACGACAGCCCTCTCGACGACTGTCGCTATCGATAACAATGCAGTCGGTACTTCCTACACCTTCACGGCAGCGTCTCCTGGTGTTCTGACACCGACCGCAGCTGGTGTATTGATGGTCGTACCGGAAATGCGTTGGCTGGTTCCGATTGGCGAGATCGTGGCGACCTGTTCTGCTGCTCAGGATGGGGTGATCGAGTGGTATATGTTCTACCGTCCCCTGTCACCCGATACCGTAGTTACAGTGGCGGCGTAACATGGGCCTTCGCGCCGTCGTTTTTGACAGGTGCACCACGCATGCAGGCCTGTCTGCTCTGATTGGGAGTCGGTGCTATCCTGACCGACTCCCGGAGAGCGTGACGTTGCCAGCACTCGTTCACCACTCGCCTGTCTCTGACAACGACGCTGAGTACCGGACACACAGCAACGTCAATAATCCGGTAACACGCACAGTCTCCCGTGTCCAGTTTGACTACTACGCCAAAACCGGAGACCAGGCGGAGCTAGGCGGTGACCAGCTCTTCCAAGCGTGGAGCGGATACCAGAGTGATGATTGCGATGTAGGATATGCCTTCATTGCTAACCGTTTTGCAACGAGAGAAGATGCGTTGAAAATGTTTCGTCAGGTTATCGACGTTATGGTAGAACATTCTGTCTAAGTAGGGAGAGAATCATCAGAATCCTGACATTCACGAATTCTCCTTGGCTTAAATCGGGCTATGGAGGCCAGATTAAAAATCTCGCACCTCGCCTCGTTGAGTTGGGTCACGATGTAGCCATCGTCTCCAATTCTGGATTGAGTGGCGGCTCCATAAAGTGGCAGGGCATCACAGTTTACCCAACGCGCCCGGGCATGTTGGGATTTTACGCGAAGCATTTTGCAGCAGATGTGGTGATTTCCCTGTACGACATCTGGGCACTACCGGCCGACACCCGCCGCAACCTCCCATGCCCATGGATCGCCTGGGTTCCCGTGGACGGCGAACCCATTCCACGTGGAATGAGAGAACGACTGAAGACCATAGACTATCCGGTGGCCATGAGTAAATATGGACAGGCGCAGATTGAACAAGCCGGGTTTGAGTGTGACTACATCCCGCTCGGCATAGACTGTGAATTGTTTTGTCCAGGGGACAAAGACAAAGCTAAGGCTGCACTTGGCATACCGCTTGACAGGTATCTCGTAACAGTAGTGGCGGCAAACAAGGGCTATCCAATGCGCAAAAGTTGGATGGAAATTCTACAGGCGTTTGGGCAGTTTTATCAGGATCACTCAGAGGCCATGCTCTATCTCCATACGACGGGAGAGCCGTATGGCAGTCAGGGACGGGGTATTCATTTCGGGCAGGCAATTGAGGCGTTGGGATTGACAAAGGTTCCTATCACCTTCCCTGACCAAGGCGAGCTTGCAGTTGGCATACCTGACGAACAAATGGCAATGGTTTACAGAGCAAGTGACGTTTTACTCTCACCAAGCATGGGAGAGGGGTTTGGGTTACCGATCTGTTTTTTGCCAGGGCAGTTAGTCTATCTAGACAGCGGAATAAAGACAATTGAGAAGATAGAGCCAATGGATCGAGTTTTAACGCATAAGGGGCAATATAGTACCGCAACGTATTGCGAATCTAGACATATAGCTGACGAAGAAATTATATCTTTAGACATGGTGGGGTTGAATGAGAAAATCCGATTGACAAAGGAACATCCCGTTTATGCATTACAACCGCCTTATCGTCGATTCATTAGCGTAAGACGTGCTCTTAAGCGCGGATTGAAACCCGAATGGATATGTGCAATTGATCTTACAGAAAATGATTTCTTGGTTATTCCCTTATGTTTGATTAAAGATACAATGGACACTGTTGACCTGAGATGTTTCACTGATGTAAAAGAGACAAATGGGAGACTGGTAAGCAAGTATAGCAACGGAAGTGACAATGTCGTTACGTTTTCTGATGTTGCTAAAGTTGCCGAAGTATCTTTCACAAGTGTATGTCGTGTGTTGGGAGGTTATGATAGACCAACAAATGAAACTATCCGCCAGGCAGTATTAGAAGCAAGCAAGAAACTTGGTTGGCAATCTGTCAAGCGATCAATCCCAGCACAAATGTCCTTGAATTATCGGACCGGCTTGTTGTTCGGATACTATACTGCCGAAGGTTCAATAAGCAATACTTATACTGTTGAGTTTGCATCACATCGGAAAGAAGTCGGTTATCGCAAGATCATTGGGGACATCTTAAAAGAATGGGGATTGTCAACAAATATCCTCCATCGTAAGAATAGTTATAGTAGCCGACTTTATACATGCAACAAGGCATTGGCGCAAGTTTTGAAAAGAACTTGTGGCAGCAGTGCACCTGAGAAACACATACCTATGGAATGGGCTTTGCACAATAAGAAATTTGCACAGGGTTTCCTTACAGGTTTTTGGTGGGGGGATGGGCATCGACTTTCTGGGGGATTTGGATATAGTACATCTTCACGAAGGCTTGCCCATGAACTGAGAAGGTTGTTGTTGGGATTTGGGATATTAGCGACAGTGCATAGTCATAAGCGCAATAAAATCAAACATGAAGAATTTACCATAACCATTGAGGGCAAGCAGAGTGACAGATTTGCCACGCTCATAGGAGTTTTGCCCGCAAAACATAGTGGGCGTCAAGGGCAATATTTTATTGAACATGAAAATTATTTATATGTTCCTATACGCTCTATTGAACGGGAAACTTATACCGGTCTTGTGTACAACTTGGAAGTAAGGGAGGATCATAGTTATGTGATCCATGGATTTGCAATGCATAACTGTGAGGCACAAGCCTGCGGCACGCCGGTTATCACACAGGACTGTTCCGCTATGAAGGAACTGACCATAAATGGTCGAGCAATCGAACCGCTACAACCGTTTTGGGTTCCACAGTTAGGCTACTGGTGGCAGCAAGCAAGCATAGAACGGATCGTGGACGCGCTTGATAGATTCTATAAATTATCGGATGAAGCCAAGGAGTTTATGGCAGGTGGCGGTACAGAGTTCATTAGAACAAACTATGACTGGCCTGTCGTGATGGAGCAATATTGGGAACCACTTTTAGCTAAAGTCCAGAGGGAATTATGGTGAAAGTCGGCTGGCTTGCTGACAGTTTCGGTATCATTGGCGGTGCGGAAATCAGCGATTCCATATTCATTGCACACGCCTCACAGGACGTGGAAGTTGTCAGGTGTCCTCCTAGCAAACGTCCTCCTGCTGACGTTGACATTTTTGTACTTGGCAATGTCATCACGTATGGCAAACGGTGGATCGAGGTTCTAGAAACGAAACCTGTCGTAATGCACATACACGACCTGTGGCCTTATGGTTCGCCTGTCTTGCGTCGGTGGATTCTAAACAACGCAAAACTCGTGATGTTCAACAGTCCAAAGCAATGGGACATGTTCCACTACCAGGTGAATGTACCCAAAGCCTACATTCATATCCCTGTGGACATGGAGGGAATAACGAAGACTGTTAAGGAATACGATGGGGAACGCAAAGGTATCATCTGGTTAGGGCGCATCGAAGCAGGTAAGGGAATTCAATATGCCGTGGACTGGTCCTTGTGCAATGACAAGCGGATCGATCTCTATGGTCAGATGAACGATCCCCACATTCGCATCGTTCCTCCTTGTTACTACTGCGGACAAATTGCACACAGAGACGTGCCGGGGCTGCTCGCACAGTACGAGACATTTTGGTATGCTCCGGTGTTTGGCGATTTGTATTGCCGGAGTGTCGTGGAGGCCGCAGCAGCAGGATTAAAGATGGTACTGGTTGGGGATACTCAAGCGCTTTGGGATTGGCTAGATTTTCAGGCTAGTCAGGATGCGCCAGACACATTCTGGTCTTTCATAACAGGGGTAGCACATGGGTGAGGTCAAACAGGCAAGCTATTACGACCAGGTTTACTCAAAACAGATCATCGGTGTACCACGGGCCATGACCCTGATTAACCACTGGGCCGACAGGGCGTCGAGGCACATAGACGGCGGTTCTGTACTTGATCTAGGCTGCGGACTTGGCGTTTTGGCAGACAAAATCAAGGCTGAATACACCGGCGTGGACTTCTGCAAGGTCGCCATCGGGTACGCAAAGAAGCATTGCCGGAACAAGCACGCTAAATTCGTTCTGGCAGACATCCTCAAATTCGCTAGAGAGATCGAAGACGACGGTTTTGACACTGTTGTTCTCAGTGAGGTGCTAGAACATTTAGAACATCCTGAAGACATCGTTAGAGAAGCGAAGCGGATTGCTCGTATCCAGATTATCGTTGACGTGCCAATGTCCAGTCCCAACCCGGCGCACGTCAAGCACATTTGGAGCGTGCTTGACTTGCAGAAGTTGTTTGGCTCTCTAGCAGTGATCGAAGATATTCGTGGTTTTTGGCTTGCTGTATGGAAAAAGAACGGCAGGTCAACGGTTTTCAAAAAGAAAAAGTGAGGGGGTTAATAACTCCCGTGATTAAAAAGGAGACACATCATGACTCACTCTCCATCTTTTGGCTCGCAATTGAAGTGGGACCCGGCTGGCGGCACAGCTTATAGTGCAGTCGGCCAAGTCAGAGACATTGGATTTCCTGATCTTTCACGTGGTGACATCGACGTGACCGATCACGATGACGGTATCACTGGTGGCACGCCATACCGGACATTTCTGCCTGGCATCACTGACGGTGGCAACCTGTCGTTTGCCATCGGTTTTGACCCAACCGATGCCGATCACGGCACGGCTGTAGGCACCGGGTTGCTCGGTTCGTTTGAACAAGATGGTTGTACGCTGCCAGCCTGGGAACTCACGTTGCATGTATGCACAGGTACAGCTGTCTGGACGTTTGACGGCTACCCGAACAGCTTCAGCGGCGCAGTGCCACTGGAAGGCGAACTAACCGCCGATGTAGGCGTTAAGGTCTCTGGCAAGCCGACACTAACCATAACAACCTGACATACAATTCCAAGGAGCGAATTCTATGGTTGACTTTTTGACTGACCGCAAGGCCATTCTTGCTGCCGGGTTCAAGACACAAGAGATCGAGATTCCGGCGTGGGGTGGTACTGTCCTCGTTCGTGAACTGACTGCCGACGAGGTTGAACAGATCGGTTTCGGCATGGCCGACGAAGAAGGTAAGGTTGATCCGAGCAAAGCGAGGGGTCGCATGCCGTGGATCGTTGCCAGGTGCGTGATCAACGAGAAAGAGGAACGCATCTTCGTCGACGGTGACGCGAAGAGGCTGGCGCAAAAAGGCGGTGATGCTGTCGTGAAAATAGCAACCGCGGTGCTAGAGTTATCTGGTTTGGTCGCCAAAGAAGAAATCCCAAACTGACCATGCGTCCAGCACGGCGTTTCGCCTTCCGCCTGGCTCTGGCTCTCGGTCATGCCAATCCCGACGCCATGCTGGCGTGCATGCCATTCCGCATCTATCGGGAATGGCATGATTACTATCAGGTAGAACCGTTTGGCGAAAAGCGCGCCGATTTCAGGTCGGCCATTGTCGCCGCCACGGTTGCCAATGCGATGGGCCGAGCTAAAGGAAAGCCCGCCTTCCGTCTGGATCAGTTCATACCAAAGTTCGGACCCAAACAGGCGGTGAAAAAGAAGACGCCAGATCAACTGTTTGACAAGCTCAAGATACTCAATCGACTCTTCGGTGGCACGTTTGTAGACAAGCGAAAGAGGCACAATGGCAGCGACGATTGATGTTGCAAAATTAGTCACGCAGATCATTGCTGATACCACAAAGTGGAAAAGCGGCCTGGGCGGTGCGACGAAAACTGCCACATCCTTCTCTGAGAAAGTCGGCAGGGCCTTTGCCAACGTCGGTGTCCAGCTGCTCGTAGACGGTGCAAAGCAGGCTGCGAAGAGTATCCTCGGATTGGCGAAGTCATTTGGGCAGCTTGCCATCAATGCGGCCCCGCTACAGGGCATCGGCGCAATTTTCAAAACCAATGCTGCGGAATTCGGCGTTTCCATGGACGCTATGCGCAAAGCTGCGGCGGGCACGGTAAGCGACTTTGAGATGATGCGCCAGGCCAACGTCGCCTTGACCGGTGCAGGCACAGAACTAGGCAAGGCGTTTGGAGAGAGGCTACCCAATTTGCTTGAGGCCGCACGCGCGGCTGCCCGTGCCACGGGTCAAGACGCGGGATTTCTCTTTGAGTCATTGGTAACCGGCGTCAAGCGTGCTTCCCCAATGCTGATCGACAACACAGGCATAGTCCTCAAGATCGGCGAGGCCAACGAGGCCATGGCTAAAAGCCTCGGCAAGACCGTTGAACAGCTTACGGCACAAGAGAAATCCATTGCCATTCTCAATGCCACCACTGAAGCTGGCGCAAAGATCGTTGAGAAATACGGCAACGCACAACTCACGGTTGCCGAACAGCTCCAACGATCTCAGGCCGTTTTCCAGAACTTCAAAGACCAGGCTGGCCTGGCTCTCCAACCCGTTCTCTCTAACCTCATGGGCCGGTTCAACGACTTGGCACAGCGTGTGCTTCCTCCTCTCGTCAGTCTGTTTGAGACAAAGATCGCCCCGGCTCTAGACATTCTCGTGGACAAACTCGGCGGCCTGGGAACAGCAGCAGTAGACGCTGGCGAGTCGTTCCTCGGCAAGTTCGGCGGTAAGTTAATGACTGCTGCCGAAAATGCGTTGACCTGGGGCATTAAGATTTCTACTGAGTTAGCAACGGGGCTTGTCAAAGATGCGGCGCAGGCCATCACTGCGGCCATGCAGTTTGTTGGCAATCTGTTGTCCTCTTGGCTCTCCCCTGGCTCCCCTCCCAAGGTTGCGCCGCAAATTGGCGCGTGGGGCCAAGAAGCTTTTGGGCAGTACTTGCATGGGATGACCAAGGCATCTTTTGGCATCCTGGAAGGCGCCCAGGGGCCACTACAAAAGACGCTTGACACCCTGGTTGACATGGGCGCAATCGGGGAGAAAACGGGGAGAAAGGCGTTCAAGGGGCTGACGGGTGACCTGACTGTCGCTCTCACCGCCTTCCAAAAAACCGGCAAGGTCGGCAGTGAGATATTTGAGAAGTTGGAGGCGGTCGGGGGCCAATTTGGCAAAGAGTTATCAGGCCTGGCACGCAAGCAGTTTGCATTAGCAGCGGCAACGCGGCAAGTCCAGGAGGCTGAGGAGAACCTGAACAAGACTCGTAAGGCCAGCGAAGAGGCTCGTGGCACTGTCGACAAGCTGGCGGATGAATACAACAAACTGCTGGCTGCGGGGGCAGACCCGGCCCTTCTGGAGGCAAAGAAGGCCGAGTACGATGCCGCACAGGATCAACTTGCCCTCTCTGAGGATCAAGTGGTGCAAGCCGAGGAACAAAAAGCGGCGGCTGAGGAACAAGTCGATCCGCTTCAGGAGCAGGTAGACGTACAGCAAAGGGTGCTTGACCAGCTCCTGCAAATGGCCGATGCACAGAAGGAGGTCACAGAGTCGGCATTGGAGGCCATGGGGGCTATGGCCGGGGCCGGGGCAGGAGCGGATACTGAGATAAAGTTGCCGAAGCCAAAAATACCAAAGCCTGACTTTTCCGAACTGACAAAAGGATTTGAGGATGCTAAGGCGGACATTTTGGAGAAGTTCGGCGGGATGTTCAAGCCAGTCACCGACGCGTGGGAAAACGACATCAAGCCGACCCTGGATACCCTGGGGGCGAAGTGGAAGTGGTTTACATACCTTGTTGGGAGGTTTTACGACGAGAAGGTCAAGCCGGTCGTGGAAAAGATCAAGAAATTCTTGCCACCCGATCTAACTGAGAAAATAGGCAAATGGGCAGGAATAATTCTCGTGGCAGGCATAGCAGTCAAGTTTTTACTAGTAGTATTGGCACTCTTGACCAGTCCCATCGTACTGTTAGGCATAGCCATTGGGATTTTGATCATCCTGTGGGAAAAGTACGGGGAACAGGTCACGATAACGGCGAACCAGATCATTTTCTTGGTCACTTTTGCATTAAATAAGGCAGTTGAAGTACTCAAGCAACTCTGGTTTATCATCAGGGTAAAAGTAATTGAGGCATTCATGGCCGCACGGGTAGTGATTGGAATATTAGCACTTGTCGTGGGAATCTTGATTGCCCCGATCATATTGCTAATTGCGGCAGTGGGTGTATTGGTTGTTCTGTTGGTAAGTTTCAAGGAACAGCTTACGGAGACAGCAAATCAGATCAAATTCTTGATCACCTATGCCCTGGATAAGGCGATCACGACACTCAAGCAAATGGCTTTCATCATTGAGTTTACGGTGGTCAGGGCGTTCACGACTGCTTACAACTTTGTGAAAGACAAACTAGGTGTCATTCTCACTTGGCTTAGAGAAAAAGTCCTCGATCCTCTCTCAACGTCGTTCTCAAATGTCGTTGAG